CTTGTAGTAAATCCGTATAATGTCCAATCTTTAAATATAGTTCCGTACCCTACTCCGCTTACATAATTAGTACCATTAACCCAATCATTATAATATAACAAACGAATATTAGGTTTGAATTTACTTACCGTTCCGTTATCGAATGAATAAATATAAGGAACCGTAGCTGTGTATAAATTAGGGTATGCGTTTGGCGTAGCACTAAATCCTAATTCATTTGTCTTAGCTTGGTTTATAAAGTCATTGTCTACTTCTATTTCCTTTGTTCCGAAAGTTTCACCTAAAATCTCTTTGTCCTTAGTATTTAGGTAATCTCCATCATCTTTATATTTTAAAGTATAGGTTTTAAAGTCAAGTTCTTGCATCGGCAATACTTCAAACTTTTTACCTATATCTAATTTATCAGTCCAATCAAATACTTCATAATTAGTTCCCGAACCTGAAGCAACACCCATCATCGGATAAAAACTTTCAGTCGGATTGCTTGAATCTACAAATGGTTCTATTATATAGTTATTTTCATCATCCTTGTCAATCATAAAAACAAGGTTGAACATCTTAATAACGTCTTTTAATAAATCTAATTGCTTAACTCCAACAGGTAAGCATTTATTTATTACTACGGTCATCCCCTCGTCAATCTCTTCGGATTGGTTTTGCATTGTGAATGAACCCGAACTTATGGATGAAGATGTAAAGCCACCTGATATTGCTCCTGTTGTAGTTATTGTAAGAGTATAATCAACTAATGTATTAATCAAATCTCCACCATCTAAATATATCTCTACATCTACATTTACATTCCATCCGTAAATTGTTGGGCCTGATATACCGGCACCTGTGTTAAAGTTTGTTTGTGCGATTGTGGTCCATGTAGAACCTCCATCCGTTGACCTTTGAATATATGCACCACCTACAATCGTAGCTGTTGTTATTGTGTTACTTATATTGTGATTAAATACAGGAGTGCCAGCGAAAAGGCTTAAAACATAGTTACCGCTTTGACCTACTGTTACAATACCAGTCGTAGCGTTATGTTGGTTTCCGTTATCGTAATAATTATAAGCAGGAGCAGTTGTTGGTGTTTCTCTTGGATTTGTTAAAGCTACTGTATTTAACCCTGTTGTATAAAAATAAGTACCACTAACTGATGTTATAAATGTTAAAGTCGGAGCAGTAAAAGATTGCGTGTAAAGTGTATGATACCCTACTGAGAATGTCCTATTATTGTATTCTGTTGGGTCCGGTTCTAAACTTTCGTTTGAGAATGGTATTACTAACTTTTTAAAGTTGCTTGATTCTAAAAATGTACTTGTAAATGTCTTACCGGCTTTTGTGAATATTTGTTTTATGATTTGATAAATAGGTATAGCCGGACGCATGTATCTCGTTTCCCAAGTATGCCCAAACATTTGAGATAAATTGTTAAACTGATACTGACCGTAATAAATTAACGGATATCTATACCCATAACCAGCTACAGTATTAACAAATGCTGAACCGTTCCAATTCTTTGGTGTGTTGCTTCCGTTGTATCCTGTTCCGTTCCAATCACCCCAAGAGCGTTGAATAGTTGACCTATCTAATGCGTGGTTAAAGTTATAAGAATAAGGATTAGAGTTTAAGTCGATGTCATCCGCTGAATCATCGTTATTAATTAATAGTTTATCGCCTATTTGTTTAAATAAATCCCCACCTTCGCCAATTAGATTACATGAATAAATATACTGACCAGTTTGAAGATTCATCTCTATTCTAACAATTTGAATAGAGCCTTTGAATATTCTATGCTCGTTTAAATAAACTTCAGCATCTGTTTTTTTATTAGGGTTAAAGGTTTGTAAATCTAAGTTAACATCAAAAATAAACTCAAATAGCCTATCTACTGTTTTAACTGAAGGTAAAGATATTGTCTTACTGAAATCAAAATCCCTAAATTCAGGTGTACGCATATCCGCTACCGCATAGGTTATCTTAATTCCTAAGTCCTGCATTACAGGTACTTCAGTTCCGGCTATAAATAGTCTAGTCATTTGTAAATTGTCTGCGTTCTGTTATTCCTTCGTTTACGTTAACTTGAAGGTTGATTAGTTTATCAATTTTGTTAGATTTGAACTCGTAAGTTGTATCCGTTGGTACTAACTTTTTATAATCCTGATATCCTGAGTTTAAAAACAATTCAGCAGTAGTGAATAAATCCTCTAATGCTAATACTTGAAAGTCCGATAAGTAATTAGATTGTAAAGTATGTGCCTTTTCGTACGTGCTTGATAAAACTTTTCTTTGAATACTTAATGGTGGGCTTTTAGTATAGTTAGTCGTGAACGTACTATTAGTATATGAAGCCTCGAATTTATTTAACTGAGCATTATATGTAGAGCGTGTTACATTGTCTTTTTTCTTATGGTTTCCGTACATATTAATCCAGTCATAAGCTCCGTATCTATTTAAATAATAAAGTGGTTGATTGTAGAATTTAGCACACGTTTCATCTATATCAAAACGTATGGTTTTCGGAGTCATGTTTAAGTTAGAATAAAACGTACACGTATAGTAAGATTCAGTACCTATGAATAAAGGCGATGAACTTACTACAGGCGAAGTAACAGCCGTAAAGCTTGCAGGAGAATTAGCGAATAATTGCGTTAAACTTGCCACACCCATATTAATACATACGTATTTATTTGTAGTGTTATAGGTGTTATTAGGTGCTAATGTCGTATAAGAGTTATTAATGAAATAAGAGTTTAAAGCTGTTCCGCTTGAATTATAAGTAATTAATTTAACCGTTGTAATGTAATCCGCTGGGCTCTGTAAAAAGTAAAGTACAGCATCTTGGTCGGTTTTTACTTTTGTTATAGTATCTAAGTTATTTAAAGCAGTTACTCTATCCGTTCCTACATTAACAAAATCATTCTCTTCGTATATAGCTCGTTCGCTCATATTTAAAGAACCGTTCCATGCTAATACTACATTACCTGTGCTTCCTGTGTGTACTGTTGGCGGAGTTCCGTATACTTCGTTAATGTCTACTATAAACTTTTCTATTCCACCAGTTACTAATTGCCATCCGTCAAGACCAAATGGATAGTAATTTACTACGTGCTTTTCAGCTACTTGTCTTAAATTGAAATAACCTTTAAATGTAGTTGGATGTGGGTCAATGTTGAATGTGTAACTTGTTGAGCCTATTGTTACAACAACTTGAAATGACTGTGAGGTGCTTGTTACGTTGCTTCCTGAGAACTCAAATTCTATATCATTGAATGCAGGGACTATCCGATGAGGCCTCTTGGTTATTGTGATTGCCATGTGTCTAAATTATTTTTAATTACTTTACCGTATTCTTGTCTTATTTTCTGCGCTAATATTTCCTGCCTTCCGTCGTTAATTACTTCAGTAAAAAAGTGATTAGCCTTATATCCGTTCTTTGCTATCTTCCTTGATATTAAAAAAGCCAAAGATTTAGATGCTTTATCAAATGGCATCTTTTTTTCTTGAGCGAATTTACGGGCTATACCTTTTTTCTTTACCCAAGGTAGTATCTTATCTGAAGGCACCGGACCAGCTCCACGACCACCATCAACCCACTTCCAATACTCATTCATTGATATATCCATTTTTAAATCATCCTTTGGATACGTCAACTTGTATTTAATAGAAGCAGCTAACCTTGACTCCTGACCACCTCCGTAACTAACACCTTTATTTTTAAGTGATAATCTTAAGTCATTAACTAACTTAATCGCAAAATCTTCTATTATTTTATTTATGCTTTCCAAGTTCAGCCTCCCAAGCTTCAATGCTTGCTTTGTCTTTTAAATACATTAATCTGTTTAACAATCTCCTTACATTCCACTTCATTAATTCCTCTTCTTTGAATGGGTCGTTGTCCGTTACTATGTTTAAAATGTGATACCATCCGTAGTGAGTTATTAGTTTAGATTTAGTTCTTTCATGTGGTGGTTTATCTTCTCCATCGCTTGTTCCAAATAGGTCTGCATACGGGCGCTCAAGATTGTGGACACTTTGGAATAAAAAAAAACCGCTCCGTAAACATCGTAGCAACTTTTGCCCTTTATTAGTTCAGCTCTTCGGTTTATTTCATTCATTGAATCATCTTTATAGTTCCCCTCCTCATCTAACTTATCACTCTTAAATAAAGGTTTATACATTAAAGCTATTATCTTATGTAGGTTTTGTTCTGTTTGTCCGTTGCTAACATAATGCTTTAAAGATAGATAGCGTGAACTTGAGAACTTAGAAACATCCAATAAAGCCTTATAAGGATATCCATTTAACCAAATGACTTTCTTTACTGGTAGTTTAGGGTTAGGTTGGAATAAAAAGCTTATTTGTTTAAAGTAGTGTTGAAGTTTCCACAAAGGTAATGACTCATAATACCTTCTTGACTTATTTGTTAAATAAGATAATAAGCGTATACATTTGTCTACGTGGTCATCATCCGATTTTAGGATTTTGTGAACTCCTGCCAGTTGTTCTAACTTTATATCCTTGTAATTAGTTGGAATCATATTTATAAATACCTTTAATTTGTTTATTTGTCACAGGAAGGTTACTCGGGTTTGGTCAAGCTTATTTAAAGCGAAATATCTTAATGCTGCTATTCCGTGGTCGTTTATTCCGATGGGTTCTCCTGTTTGCGCTCCAGTCTTGTCCTTAGCCCATGTAAACCCTCTAAATTCTTTAATTACGTTAGTTGAGTCCTCGGTTATGTTAATCTTATACCGTTGAAGTTTGTCGATTGAATTTCTTATTGAATCCGGTCCTTTTTTCGCTCCATAGATATTCCTGAATCCACCTCTGTAAATATCCTCTATGCTTTTGGGTTCGGCTGAATCCGCTATGATGTCCTTATATTTGTCCACTCCTAACTCAATCATCCTCTGTACTATATCGTTATTTGTTAACCTTGTTTTGTAGATTAACTCTTTAACATAAAGCTCGGAATTAAACCTATAAACCGAAATTAAAGCGGTAGGGTCATTCGTGAACCCGAAGTCTAATCCATAACCCAATAACTCAGCGGTTTCAGGTATTTGTTTAACTACTTCCCAGTTCTCGAATATAACTCCGTCAACAACACCTACCTCACCCAATCCGTAAACCTTCCACCAATTCGCCCAGTATGAAGATTCTTTTGCCTTCTCCTTAGCTTTTTCTATTTCTTTTACTAAGTCCTTGTCTAAGGCTTCATTATCTTTATAAGTTAATATAATCATTTCGGCATCCTTGTCCGATAATAACTCCTTATGAACCCAAAACTCCGATGTCGGGTTGTAATCTAAATAAATAAACCGCCTTGTACGAATGGCTAATTGATGGTAACTTTCAAAGGTTATATTGTTACACTCATTAACAAATAAAACGTCTCTTCGTGCACCTCTTAATTTATCCGCTTGGTCCGCTGAGAAAAACTCTATGTAAGAACCATTAACAAAATCATATCGGAGTGTACTTCGGTTAAACTGTTCCTCTCGGTACATTCCTAACCAATCCATTATTTTAATAAAGTCTTTTAAAGCTCCACGTCTTAAGTGTGGGATTGATTCCGATACGATACTGATTTCGGTTTTAGGTTTAAATACAGCGTAATCAATAAGTAAAGGAATGATACTGAAAGTCTTAGAGGAGCTTGTACCCCCTTGAACTATCCGAACTCTTTTTTTTAATTTAGATATTTTCCGCTGAGCTGTTGTCTTCTGGAGCATCCAAGTCTATTTGTTTAAATATCCTTTGTTCGTGGCTTATAACGTGGTCCACTTCCTCTTTAGGCTTACCGTAAACACGGTCAAATAATACGTCTAATATATGAATGCTTCCCTTTTCGAAATCCCTCGTTGCTTTCTTTGCTATTAATGCAACCCAAAAAGGTAGGTTATCGTTCTTTGCTAACTCCATTAACTCGGCTCTTGTTTTACCGAGGATTGTTTTTATAATGTCCTGACTTTGGCTTTTAGTTAGTTTTAAATTATGCTCCGCTAAGAAGTAATCCGTTAATACGTTTTCAATCTTCTTGGGTCTTCCGTCGGGATTACCTGACTGACCTTTTTTGAATGGTATTAAATTATCTAACTTATTTGCCATAAATCTCTGTTAAATCATTGTAACACCGTTCTTTTTAATAACTAATGTCGGGTCGAGTTTTTTCATTCGGTCAATTATCACTTGGCAATACTTCGGGTCTAATTCCATACCGTAACATTTGCGTTTAAGTTGGTGTGATGCTACCATTGTTGTACCACTACCTAAAAATAAATCAATAATACTTTTTTCTGCAAAATTAGATACAAAATAATTTGCTAAATCTATTGGAAAAGTTGCATTATGTTCTTTTATTTCGTTTTTTGTTTGTTTACTTATTTCTAAAACATTGCTCAAAGTACCTCTAAATTTTTTTGTTCCAATTGCTCTATTTGCTTTATGACTAAAAATATGTATATATTCAAATTGACTATTTAATACGTTTTCAGCCATTGCAGGTTGTGCGTTTTGTTTTTGCCATATAATAGTATCAGCATAAAAAGATTTCATATTATATAAAAAATCAATTAAAGCTGTTTTATTTCCAGATAAACTTTGAATATTTATAAAACTATATTCTGAAAATAATAAAGTATTATTTGTAAAATCCATTAATAATTTTAAATAATCGCTTTCATCTTTATTATCATTGTCATTTGCATATTTAGAAATTTTACCCATTTTTATTTCAGTAGGTGTTGTGCCTGCATTATATGGTGGACTTGTAAAACTAATTTCTGCCTTTTCTCCGTTCATTAGTTTAGCAACTTGGTCGCTATCCGTACTATCCCCACAAAGTAAACGATGTTCTCCTATTTCAAATAAATCGCCTAATACTATGTTCGTTTCAACTCCGCCTTCAGGCACCGCAAAATCATCTTCCTCAGCCTCTAATACTTCAGGTTCAAATCCTGGAACGTCCAATCCCCATTCATCTAACTTTTCACTATCCCATTCGTTTGCTAAACTATCCCAATCCCATTCACCGAAACCTACATTGTCTTTAATGGTAAATTCGTTTCTTTGTTCTTGAGTCCAAGAATCCGCTAACATGACCCAAGTATCAGGTATTTCTTTATGCCCTAATTCTTGAATGGCTTTTAATCTCATATTCCCTCCTAAAGGGTAAATCTTTTTATCTACATCCGTTACGCAAACCATTGGACGCTTCTCCATCATTTCGGGGAAGTCCTTAATTGACTGGACTAACTTTTTAAACTTGTCGTCTTTTATTATCCGAGGGTTCTTTGGGTTTGGTTTTATGTTAGATAGTTTCATCCTTGACCTCTGTATTTTTTAACGGGTTTGTCTTTTGGTCCTTTTCTTTTTTTATACTTGCCTACCTTTCGTTTTCCAAAGTTTAGTTTGTGGCTGAGTTCTTTAGACTTCATTCCTAATCTGTTTTAATTTTCTTTTACTCCATTCGATACCTTCATCACCTCCCCAAGCTAACCAAGCTAATCTACCGCATCCATCCCCTAATTCTTTTTTAGAGTTTTGTCTATGTCGTTCAAAAGCCGCCATTCTTGAGATAGTATCTTCCGATATCGGCTCACGGTTTGCTAACTGATTTGCTCTTTGTTTACCTACCGGAGTTGCACAATCACCCCATCCATGCTCTTCAGCCCAGCGTAAAGCTATTTTAGCATTCTCCGTTGCTGCCTGGGGATAGTCGGTATATGATTCTAACTTAACTTCCTTCCAATAGACATTACATAGTAAATATCTTTGGTCCTGTGAATACTTTTGCATTTCGGAATCACCCATACATCTTTGTAGGTATTCATCCTTGGTTTCCCCTTTGTTTGGTTTTGGCATAAAAAAAGCTCTTATTTGAAATTCATCATTCACTCTTTAATAACTCTCTTTGTTTTAAAAGATAGTCCGCTAACCACATGTATTCCTCATTAGTTAGTTTTTGAGGTAATCTCAACGGACGTCCGGAACGTTCCTCTTTTAATTGTTCGGCGATAATATATAACCTATCCGCTATTGAGTCGAGTTTATTTAGTTGCTCAGTCATTCTTTTTTTTCTTTTTATTTTCTTGAGTTGAATACCATACTAACATATCCGATATACAATCAGGACATCCGTTAATCTTAAATCCGGTAGTTTCCTCGTAATATGAAATTAAAGGGGCTACAAGTCCGTTACCTACGTTAATCTTTTCTCCGATACTTAACCAAGCATCAAATGTTTGTTTGTGTTGGTTATAGTAATTAAGTGATTCAGTTGAGTTCATTTTTAAATCTGTTTTTAATTATTTCAAATCCTTCTTTATATCTTTTACTTAAAGTATTACGTCCGATACCGGTTTTACGTTCTATGGAGCGTAAACTTTCATCCTGGGCCTGAAGGGTTATAAGCACAGGAACTAATGTTTCTCTATTTTTTAATATGTCGTTAATTATAAGTGAAGCTTGTTCTATATCGTATTCGCCCTCTGAGTCCGATGGTATGTCCTGAGTTAATTCTAAATTACATACCTCATTTAAAAGTGAGCTTTTACGTCCACGCTTTGACCAAAGATACCAGATAGTCGCACAGCATAAATTTTTAAGGTTATCCCTATCCGAATACTCTTTAACTTTATCAGGCATTTCAACTAACTTTAAATAAAAGTCATTAAATAGGTCATCGTGTAAATACCTACCACGATATAAGTTACGACAAAAATCCCTATAAAATCGCTCATTCTCAGTGATATGATTATCTATTAGGGTTTTGATAGCTCAAAATTATAACAATTTAATCAAGTTAGTGTAATTTTATTGGGTTGATTATCAATAAGTTATATAAATAGATTAAAATTTAACATATTTGTTAGTTAGTTATTTAATATATATATATACATTTGTGTATGCAAAAAACAAACGATATGAAAACTTCAACTAAAATCAGCAAATTACAAGGACAAAATTTAGAAACAGTTAAAGAAATTTTAAATAGAGATTTCTCAGTTTTAAGAACTGAAAGCCCCGATAAAAACATCAATTTCATTTACTTAAATGACAAAGAATTAAACAGCGTTACATTGTATTCATCACTTGGGAAAGTCCATAAAATATCTTATAGCTACAATTTTGTAAATTAATAAAAACGAGGGGTGCGACTCGGTAACGCACATTAAACTAAATAACATGACTAACTATTGTTTTTTTAAAAATCATAAGATTTCAGTTGTAAAGCAAAAAGAAGCTTTCGGAGGTCCGATATTCTATTCTAAAGAGTTTAACAAAAACTTTTATACTTTAAAAGAATTGTTTAACTTTATGAATAATCAAGGATACTTTCATTTATCACAAAATACTTTAAGATATATATATGAATAAACCAAAAAATAACTGGTCAATTAATTATTGGCCATCCGATGAGGTCAGGGACCTACTTTGGACTGAGGGTAGAGGCAACTTCAGGAAAACAATCGATGCCGCTTTAAAACTTTATTTTAAACTCAATGGAAAGCTTCGAAACAGTAATTAACGGACAAGAAGTAACGGTGGAATATGAGTACACTTATTACTATGAAGATGATACGTGCTTCGAGGACATTAACATTACTAACGTAAACGCATACACTGAGGACGGTGCATGTGAGGTTGATTATGACTTAATTTATAAAGACATCTATGGAAAGCGCAGTTTTGAAAATCTATGAAGCTATGGAAAGGCTTGAGCCTTATCATTTTGTTGAGTTCTTAAAAGACAATAAACAAACCTTGTTAAAGTTAGAGTCGTATCTAATTCAAGAAGCATCTATTAAAGCACAAATGGAAATATTACAATCTAAAAACAACTAAATATGAAAATCATCTCAGCGAGTATCAATCTAAACAAAATCAACAAATCTAAATTAATCAAAGGTAAAGACGGTAACGAATACCTTAACATCTCAATTATCTGTAACGATTCCGAAAACGAGTGGGGCAAGGATGTGACTATTACTGAAGGTCAAAGTGAGCAGGAGCGTAAAGATAAAGTAAAGAAAAATTTTATAGGCAATGGTAAAACGGTTTACAATACAGACAAACAATTCTAATGAAAACAATCAACTCTAAATTATTAGCCTTCCAAACAAAGGTTAATGCAATTAAAAAGGATGGTAAAAATCCTCATTTTAAATCCTCTTACGCTACGCTTAATCAAATCTTAAGCGATGTTAAACCATTACTTTCAGAACTTGGATTAGTTATTATTCAGCCTATTGATGGGTTAAATGTTAGTACGGTTATAACAGATTCTGAAACTGGGGAGTCAGTTACTTCGACCTTAAGAATACAAGACGGTTTAAATGCTCAACAAGTAGGTGCTTGCATAACTTATTACCGTAGATTTACTTTGAGTTCGCTTTTATCTTTAGAAATGGAGGATGACGATGCGAATAGTGTGGTTAGTTCAAAGAAAATAAAGCTATCCGATATCACTATGAGTAAAATGTTAGATGCTATTGAAAAGGGTCAAAAGAAACAAGTTGAACAGGCATTAGATAAATACGAGCTATCCGATACCCAATGGAAAGTAATTCAAACCGCTTTTAAGAATAACTAATGGAGAAGTTAAAAAAAATATCAATGATATCGGAAACCGATAACGTTAAGAATGAAACATTTTTTTGTGTATTCATTGAGTACGAATCCGGTGCTGAATACCGTAAATGGTTCTCACGTCAAACAGAAGCAGAAGCGTTTTACGACTATTATTTAAAAGTTAATGTACCTAATAACTTACTTGTTAATTTAGTTAAAACTCATGACTTTTAATAATCAACTATTCCGATGCTCAACACTGGGCAAGATAATGACTAATGACAAGTCAGGTAAAAAAATGGGTGAAACCTCAAAGTCGTACCTCAAGGAGTTATTCCGAGAGGTGCGCTGGGGTGTTCGTAAGGACTTTACTAATAAGTACGTAGAAAAAGGTTTAGCAGTTGAAGATACAGCTATTCAATTTTACTCTAATGTTAAAGGCAGTTTTTATTCTAAAAATGAAGAGTTTTATTCAAATGAGTTTATATCAGGTAGTCCGGACATAGTATCCGATAAGATAATAGATATAAAAAGCTCTTGGAACGCTCATACATTCCCTTTTAAAGACGATGCCTTAAATAAAGATTACTTTGCTCAGGTACAAGGTTATATGTGGTTAACTGGCTTAAAAGAGGCTATTGTAGCTTTTGTTTTAATTGATACTCCAGTACAGTTAATCGAAGATGAAAAAAGACGTATAAGCTGGAAAATGGGCATGGTATCGGACTTAAACCCTGAGTACTTAAAAGCCTGTGAGGAAATAGAACAGAATCATATCTTTACTCATATACCTGAATCCGAAAGGGTAGTTGAATACGAAGTCCGTTATGATGAAGATTTTATCGAAAGGCTTAAAAACAGAATTTTAGAATGTCGTAATTATTTAAACACTTTATGAAACTATACGAACTTAAAAAAACAAAAACAACATTCCCAGTTGTTGCAATATCTAAATCCGTTGATGCTGCTAATTTTATACGTGAATTTTATTCAGATGATATAGAAATATTTGAAAGTGCTTTTATACTTCTTTTAAATAGGGCTAACAAAACAATTGGCTACGCTAAAATATCTCAAGGCGGTATTGCTGGAACTGTTATAGATGTTAAATTAATATGTAAATACGTTGTTGATAGTTTGGCGAGTGGTGTTATTTTATGCCATAACCACCCTTCAGGAAATTTACAACCTTCAAATCAAGATAAAGAAATAACTATAAAAGTTAAACAAGCTTTAGAGTTATTAGATTCTATTTTACTTGACCATATTATATTAACTAAGGAAAGTTATACATCATTAAAAGATGAAGGAATAATATGAAAAAACGCTCTTTAAGTACGGTTAAAAAAGAATTGGACCGTGTGTTCTCTGAGTTTATCCGAAAGCGTGATGCAGACCTTGACGGATATATTACTTGTGTTTCATGTAAAAAGAAAGTACACTGGAAGGATTCTAACTGTTGTCATTTTGTAGACCGTCAACACATGGCTACCCGTTACGATGAAACTAATTGTAATGCCGGATGTGTTCAATGCAACGCTTGGGATAAAGGATTTCACATATTTGAATATCAAAAGTTCTTAGATAAAAAGTATGGACAAGGTACATCCGAAACCCTGATGAGAATGCGCCACTTTACAATTAAATTCTCCGTTACTGAATTAGAAGAGAAAATCAAATACTATAAACAAATAAATAAAGAAATATGAAACAAACAGCAGTAGAATTTCTAATTGAAGAAATTAAGCCATTTTTAAGTATGCCTATTGAAGATGCATACAAAACAATTTTACAAGCCAAAG